ATCGGTGCTGCTGACATCTATGTGTCGGACTTCGGCAACGTGCAAGTGGTCCCCAACCGCTTCCAGCGCGAGCGTGACGCTTTCGTGATCGATCCCGATTACGCAAAGATGGTTGTGCTGCGTCCGTACCAGCAGGTTGAACTCGCTAAGACCGGCGACGCCGAAAAGCGTATGCTGATCGTCGAGTGGGGCCTGAAGGTTCTGGCCGAAAACGCCCACGGTCTGGCTGCAGACCTGGTTACTTCCTAAGTAACGCAAGGGGGTCAGGGCAACCTGGCCCCCTTTTTAACTATGAACGAAAAAAAACTGTTTGATGTAAACCCAGAGCTGGGCATCACCCGCACGTGGCACTACGACGCAGAAAAAGACGAGGCCACCATCCAGACGCAGCAAGATGTATCTGCGATCATTGAAGAGAACAAGGACGAATTTAATCAGGTGGACGAGCGCGCACGTTGGGGTGAGTGGTCCCGCGTGGCGTCGATCCCTCTGAGTCTGTATTACCAGATGAAGGCCGAGGGCAAGCTGGACGACGAAGCGTACATGAAACGCTGGCTCAACGATCCTGAAAATCGGCACTTTCGCGTGCGCCCGGGGCAGGTGTAATGAGCAACTACATCGCTGTCTGCACCCCCGCCCGCGACATGGTTCATACCATGTTCACCTACGACCTGGTCAATATGGTGTGCCACCATACTTTGACGACAAACGATGCGATTTCGCTGAAGATCTCCGAGGGCACGCTGATCGCCAACCAGCGCGCCGAGCTGTCGCTGGACGCAATGCGCGAGGGATGCTCGCATCTGCTCTTCGTGGACTCGGATATGCGTTTTCCGCAGGACATGATCTCGCGCCTACTCAAGCACGACCTGGACATCGTGGCGGCCAACTGCGCCCGGCGCCGGATGCCTACCGGCCCGACCGCGCAGATCTACAAGGACAACGGCGAGCGCGAGCTGGTCTGGACAATGCCGGAAAGCACGGGCCTGCAGGAGGTTGGCTCCGTTGGCATGGGTGTCATGCTAATCAAGGCTGGCGTGTTTAAGGCGCTTTCGGAACCTTGGTACGAGACGCCCTGGCGCATGGACAAGCGTGGGTATATTGGCGAGGACGTTTTTTTCTGCAACAAAGCTCGCTCGGCTGGATTTAAAATCTGGATCGACCACGACGTTTCTAAGGAAATCGGGCACGTTGGCACGTTTGAATACAAGCATGACCATACCTGGGTCATCAAGGACCTAGAGAAGGAAAAGGCGACCTAAATGGCTTTGAGCAATTACACCGAGCTGAAGGCGTCGGTCGCCGATTGGCTAAACCGCACGGATCTGACCAGCGTCATTCCTGACTTCATCGCTTTGGCGGAAGCTCAGATTGAGCGCACGCTGCGCACCCGCCAGATGATCGTGCGGGCCACGGCGTCCATTGACACTGAATACAGTGCGGTGCCAGCCGACTTCCTAGAGACGAAGTCGATCAAGCTCAACACCAACCCGGTCACATCCCTGACTTTTGAGACGGTGGATGCGCTGGATGCTCTTAAGTCCACCACCTACATCTCTGCAGGCAAGCCGCAGTATTTCTCCATTGTTGGCGGCCAAGTGCGGGTCCTACCTGTCCCCGATTCCACGTACACCGCCGAGCTGATTTACTACGCCAAGTTGTCGAAATTGTCATCGACTAATGCGACGAATTGGCTTTTGACTCAAGCGCCGGATGTGTATTTGTATGGCTCACTGATGCAGGCATCGCCTTACCTCAAGGATGATTCGCGCATCCCCGTTTGGGCTGCTATCTACACTCGTGGTCTTGAGGAGCTGCAAATCGCAGACGACCGTGGTGCAACTTCTGGCGGCGCGATTATGATGCGCGCCAGGACCTTCGGATAAAGGGGTTTTTCAAATGTCATCGTTTACCGACTACACCGAGAACCTCGTTCTCAATTGGCTCCTAACCACCAACAGCGCCACCCGGCCGACCGCCTGGTACGTGGGTCTTTTTACCGCCGCGCCGTCTGACACTGGTGGCGGCACGGAGGTATCTGGCAATGGCTACGCTCGAGCCTCTACTGGCACGATTTCGGTCTCTGGCACCTCGCCCACAAATGCCACCAACGCAGCGGCCATTGAGTTTGCTGCTGCCTCTGGCGGTAACTGGGGCACGATTACCCATGCTGGAATTTTCGACGCACTTACTAGCGGCAACCTTCTGGCTTGGGCGGCATTGACCACCTCGCGGACGATCAACGACGGCGACGTCCTGCGCATTCCGGCTGGCGATCTGGACGTCACTTTGACGTAATCCGCAAATGGCTGCTTACGGCTCCGGGCCATACGGCCAGGGCAATTACTCCTACGGAGTATCGCTCGCAGCCGTAACAGTCACCGCATCATCGACGGCGGCCTTTTCGGCCGTCCGTTATGCGTTTGGCGCCTTCACGAGCGCAGCGGCCTCGAGCGCCGCTGTTGCGGCCAATGTCGTAAAGAGCGCCTCTTTTACTGTTTCCGCTTCCTCATCTGTCTCGGCCTCTGCCGAGCGCGTGGCTATTGGCGCCTTTACGGCGGCCTCCAGTTCTGCGGTGAGCGTCTCGGCGGTACGTTACGCCATTGGCGCCTTTACCTCGGCTGGCGCCTCGTCTGTTAGCGCCTCGGCCCTGAGATACGCCATTGGCTCGTTTGCCTCTAGTGGGCAGAGCGCCATGACGGTGAGCGCGATCCGCGTCCCGTTTATTAGCATCGTGATTGACGCCTGGGCTGACATGACAGTCAGCACGAGCGTGATCGTCAATCAGTCCGTCACGATTGCTGCCGAGTCCTCGGTCGCCATCAATGGCGTGCGGGTCCAGCCGGGATTGATACAGATTGAATCTGCCTCTGGCATGACGGTCAGTGGTGTCCTAAAATGGACGACAGAATCTGACACGCCAGAGACATGGACAAGCATCCCAGACCAGGGCGAGGTCTGGACTGCGGTTTCCGGCGCTTCAACCAGTTGGGCCGCGCAAAGCGATACCCCTGAAAGCTGGACGCCTATTCCTGAGAACTCCGAAACTTGGCAGCTTGCTGCATGAGGTGCTAAATGGCTGATACGACTACAACCAACCTGCTTCTGACCAAACCCGAGGTTGGCGCCTCTACCGATACCTGGGGCACGAAGATTAACAGTGACCTTGATTCGGTGGATGCAGTCTTTGCTGCAAACGGAACCGGCACCTCTGTTGGTCTGAACGTTGGCTCTGGTAAGACGCTGGCTGTGGGTGGCACTGCAGTTATCAGCGGTACGCTTACCGCTGCGGATGGTTCCGCTGCGGCTCCAACAATTGCACACACCGGCGACACCAACACCGGCGTCTTCTTCCCCGCTGCTGACACGGTGGCTATTGCTACTGGTGGCACGGAGCGGGTGAGGACGGATAGCTCGGGCAACGTGGGCATCGGGACAAGTTCGCCGCAATTTAGGTTTAATTCAGTCCAGAATAATGGAGCAACTGCTCCCAGCGTTACTGGCTCTATTCAAGTCTATGCAAAAGGGTTTGGCGGTGGCAGCCAACAATATGCTGGCATTGGGTTTGCCATGCACGAGCATACTAATGGTTATTGGGGCAGCGGAATTCTGGCGCGTGATGACACAGGAAGCTATGGATCGGCTCTTGCCTTTTATACATCGACTGGTTCGGCAACTCCAACACCGCTAGAACGCGTCCGCATCGACAGCAGCGGGAACATTCAGATTGCAACCACTACCGCACTTGCCAGCGCTCGCGTATCAGTCAGCGTAACACCTGGAGGGACTGAGGTCGGTCGTCGCCTTAAGCCGACAAGTAACGCCACCTACTATCCTGATGTTTATGAAAACAGCAGTGGCACGACTGTCGGCTCTATTTCAGTTTCAAGCTCTGCCACCACTTACAGCACATCGTCCGACTACCGCCTCAAGCATGACATTGCCCCTATGACCGGGGCGCTGGCAAAAGTGCAGGCACTTAAGCCGGTGACTTACAAGTGGAACGCTGATGACAGCAACGGCGAAGGTTTTATCGCTCACGAACTGGCTGAAGTCTGCCCAAGCGCCGTTATTGGCGAAAAAGATGCCGTCAACGAAGACGGCAGTATCAAGCCGCAAGGCATAGACACCAGCTTTCTGGTCGCCACGCTGACCGCAGCCATCCAAGAGCAGCAGGCCATCATCACTCAGCTTACCGCCCGCATTGAGGCGCTGGAGGCGCCTGCTGGGGGTAATGCGTAATGGATCAGCACGAGGTCACCCACCGCGAGATCTTTGAGCGGTTGCTGCTGGTTGAGCAAAAGGTTGAAGCGGTAGAAAAGAACACCGCTCAAGTCGTTGCCGCCTTCAATGCAGCGGCGGGTGCCTTTGCCTTCCTCGAGTTCCTCGCCAAGATCGCCAAACCGCTGATGTGGATTGGCGGCCTGATTGCAGCCGCCGGTATTGCCTGGCAGAACTGGCGCTCGCCATGATAATGATCGACCCAATGGAGGCGCTGGCCGCCGTCAACAAGGCCGTGAAGATGGTCAAGATGGCGGCAAGCACGACGGACAATGTGGCCTCGTTGGGTCCCTTGCTTGGCAACTATTTCGAAGCCAAGCACACCGCGGTGCAGGCCGCCCGCCAGGCGAAAAAGAAGGGCGGCTCTAACCTTGGCGCCGCCGTGCAGATCGAGATGGCGATCAAGGCGCAAAAAGACTTTGAAACCCAGCTCAAAGGTTTGTTCTTCAGCTCCAACAACATGGACGTTTGGCAGTCGATCATGCAGCGCGTCGCTGAGATGGATGCCCAGGATCGAGCTGACGCAGAGCATGAGAAGGCGATGGAGGCCAAGCGTAAGCGCCAGCAGCAAGAGTTCCGAGAAATTGCTGTTGGTGTCGTGATCGCCGTGGTGTTAATCAGCGGCGCTGGTTGGATGCTTGTGAGGATGCTGACGTCAGTATGAAATGGACGAAGACAAAGATCCGGTGTCTGTCGCATTCAAGGCGCTGGATAAATTCCTGCGGATTCTTGCTTATCTGATATTTGCCAACTTCGCATTTGATTTCATCATCACATTGCCAACAGAGATCGCAGACAAAATCTTTGACGCAATCTTCAAGAAGCTCGGACTATGATTAAAAAACCAGCACCAGACGCAAGCCGCTCGGAGCGCGAAGCTTACGTCAAAGCCTGGGCTGCTATCACGATCTCTGTCTTCGCGCTGCTGCTGGCCGTCAATGGCTACTTTGGCGGAAGTAACTCCAGCCGGGTGCTGGGCAAGACCATTGAGGCGAACAATCTTTGGGCCTGGTATCAGGCCAAAAATATTCGCTCGGTGATTTACGAGGAGTCGGGCAAAGAAGACAAGGCCGCCAAGCAGCGCGCCGACATGGAAGAAATCAGCGGCAACGCGCGCAAGGCGGAGGCCGAGCGCGATGTCGCCAAGAATAGAAGTCCGTGGTTCTCGTATGCAGGCATGGCCCTGCAACTCGCTATTGTCCTGTCCAGCGCCGCGATACTGGCTGTGATGATGCCGCTGCTTTACGGCAGCGTGGTGGTCGGTGCGGGCGGTGCCGCGCTGCTTGTTTACGCAATGGTGATCTGATGCTCTCTTTACTCTCTACCCTTGGCGGGATTCTTCTGGGCGGTCTGCCTAAGTTGCTGGACTACTTCCAGTCAAAGGCTGACCACAAGCACGAGCTGGAGCTGGCCCGCGTTCAGACGGAGCGCGAGAAGGAGCTAGCTGCGCTTGGCTTTGCTGCCCAGGCCAAGGTTGAGGAGATCCGCAGCGACCAGATCGCCATGCAGACCGAAGCGGCCATGACTCAGGCTGCGCTGGATCACGACAAGCAAGTTCTGAAATCTGCCTCTAAGTGGGTGGCGAACTACATCGGCACCGTGCGCCCCACGGTCACGTACCTGTTTATCCTGGAGCTGATCGCCATCAACGCCGCAATCACCTGGTACGCCTTCACTGACCCGAACCTAATCAAGAGCATGGACGACCTGATCCGCGTTACTAGCGTGATCTTCTCGGACGACGAGATGGCAATGCTTGGCGGCATTGTTGGGTTTTGGTTTGGGTCTCGCGGGTTTAAGAAGTGAAACTCAGTCACGCTGGCGCAGAACTGATGCACCGCTACGAGGGGTGCAGGAATCGTCCATATCTATGCCCTGCGCATATCTGGACGATAGGCTACGGCCATGTTCTGTATCAGCATCAGATCCGTCTGCCGATGATGCGCAAGGAAGGCGAGAGCGTGCAGATCCGCAAAGAGTTTCCGCTGGCCGAAGGAGACAATCGTGTCTGGTCGAAAGACGAGATCAATAAATTATTCGAGACTGACGTCGGAACTTTTGAACGAGGTGTTCTTCGTCTGGTGCCCGGCGTGGTTGGCAAGCAGGGCGCTTTTGACGCTTTGGTCTCTTTTGCATTCAACGCTGGGCTAGGAAATTTACAGCGCAGCCAGATTCGCATGAGAGCCAATCGAGGCGACTGGGCTGGTGCGGCAGAGGCCCTCATGGACTGGACCAAGGGCGGCGGCAAGGTGCTGCCTGGTCTGGTGAAGCGCCGCGAGGCTGAAAAGGCGCTGTTCCTGTCTGGGCTGGAGGACTGAGGCATGGCGACAAACCTCAACCAGCAAGTGCAGACTCCGGCCCCGCCGGATCTTGGATCGGCGCCAGCCGCCTATGACCGCGGTTATGTTGACCAGACCAATGGCGTCCTGCGCACTTTCTTCACTAGGCTGCTGAACTCCTTGGCGGCTTTGTTTGGCCCTCGAGGTGGCAAGTACCTGAATGCGCCTTATGGTGCCTTCCAAGACTCCACAGATCAGACTGACGGGTCAACGGCTGTTGCGTACTTTTTCCGTTTTGACACCACGGACTTCAGCAATGGTGTTTCGTTGGTGTCACGTACCGCTACGTTTACCGGCTCAATTGCCACCACGACGCTAACGGTCTCGGCGATTTCTGCTGGAACAATTTACCCGTCGATGCAGATTTCTGGCACTGGCGTGACGGCGGGGACGCGGATTGTGGAGCAGCTCACCGGCACGACGGGCGGCACTGGCACTTATCGAGTCTCAGTGTCTCAAACTGTCAGCTCCACTACCATCACCGGCGACCTGCCATCAAAGATTGAAGTTTCTCAAGCTGGCATTTACAACGTGCAATTTAGTGCGCAGTTTGTGAACACCACCAACGATGTGCAGGAAATAGATATTTGGTTCCGTAAAAATGGAACCAACGTGGCGGGGTCAAACAGCCAATTCGGTATTAAGGCACGGAAATCAACTGGGTCGGCAAGCCGACTGATTGCCGCCATGAACTT